TGACTGTGGTGTTGGTCGATACCGGTGTGAATGTGAGAAGAACATGGGTTGTGTTGGTTGAACCAGCGAACACGCCCATGGCCGTGTTGGTGGTGATCGAACCATATTCATTGATGTTGTTGATGCTTCCATCAAACAGCGATGAAATATGGGTAGAATAAAAATTGTTGGCGACATTATCGACAGCGCAAATGAAATATTCCGCCGCCTGATAGCCGGTAGCCTTTGAAAATGAATCGATCACCTGTGTCGCTGTTGTCGATGTTGTGACAATGTTGTTGGACAGCGATGGCGAGCGATAGACCCATGAGCCATTCGCATTCAGATAATAGTTGCCATTGGCGACAAGCGTGGTGTTGGCAGAAGACAGTGTCAGATTGCCGACAGACAGCGATGTTGTGATGGTGAGTGTATTTGTTGAAAATGTGCGTGCGGAGAATGTGCCGGTGACTGCGACATTATTCGCCGCAAGATTTGCGGAGATCGCCGCATTGGTCAGGGAAGCATTACCAGAGAAAATGCTTTGACCATTGAAATAGGCATTTGCCCCAAATAGGGCATTTGATGTGATATTGAGATTGGCTGCTGCGCCGATTGCGCCATTGGCGTTGATCGTGGTCGAACCACTCAATGCGTTGGCATAGAGCGTGACAGACTGAAATGAACCATTGACAACCGCATCGCCAGTCGTTGTGTTTGAATTGGTCGTCACTACCTGTGAATTGAGCGCGGCAATGACATCATCGACACGCAGAACAAGATAGGAGACAGCGTTTGTATTGGCGACCGAACCGATGTTAAGCATCTATATCAAGGTTCCTTAAGATTTTTTGTAGAAGGCACTCCATTTCAATGAGTTTTTCTTGTAAATTATTTATCTGGCGGTCCTTCGCCTTTGCCTTCTTGTACGCCTTCAACGCCGAGTTATCGGTGTTGATGATGCTGCCGTTGTCGGTATTTTTAACAAACCCGGATTTTTCGGTCTTGATCAACATGGGTGCCCCACTCAAAGTTGTAAAGCCAACACACGCACATCATCAATGCGCGGAACGCGCGCCGTATCGCTGGACAACAAGACAATCTTCAACTGGAAGGTTTTGAATGTCACATATTTCTGTCCATTTGAATCCTGATAGGTCATGCCGGCGCTGGTCACGATGGCGGCATTTGCGGCAGACACGGTTGCCTGATATGGCAAATCGACCGTCAATGTTGTCGAGTTTCCTACTGTCACCACGACGCGCGAATCCGCGCCTGCTACGGTAAGAACATCGCCAGCCTTCAATTCCGTATCAAAGGCAGTGCCAGAACCAGTGACAAGGTTGGAGGCATTCGATACGGTGACAAAGCCAGAAATAGCCGTGTTGCCATCCTGTGCGAGATAGGCGGTTGTAGGCGGCGCAATGATGGTCAATGCCGCCGCAGAATTGGCGACAGAGAATGCTGTGTTGACTGTCAGAACCGTGTTATTGGTGATCGCGGTAATCTGGCGAATATCCGTGCCGACCTGAATGTAACGATTGACCGCCAATGTGCTGGTGAATGATGTGCCCGTGCCAGTCACAGTGGTCGATGTCGTGTTGACACTGACGGTTGCGGTCTGGAAGATCGTGTTTGGCAATGATGTAGCCAGTGAATAGGTAAATTCACGGTAGTCTCTCACATTGCGGTAGTCGGAATATAGCGAGATCGAGTTGTCCATCAGCAAGGTCCATGTCTTGGACGCCAATGAACTGCTATCCTGCGCATTCAGGAATTTGGCATAGACAAGGATGTCCGAGGACACAGGACGATAGGCAGACAGGACAACCTGCAAATCTTCCGCGTCCTGACCAGATGCAAGCGTGATAGGCGGCGAAATGTATTTGGTCTTGGTCGTGCCATAGTTGAAAAATTCATCATACATGTTGGATGACGGCGCGGTGACAATGTTGCCGACCGAAATGATCTTGGCTCGAACCGTGTCGATGACTGGTGAAACCAATGGCGAGTCGGTCGAGAAATCGGCGCTGACAGAGACGGTTCTATTGTTGCCAAGCGTAGTCAATTCATCCGAATAGGAATAGACGCGACGCTCATAATCGAACAATTCGGTTTCGGTTTCCGGCATGGTCGAAATGCTGGATGTATCGGCTGTTCTCGTATTGGAATAACCTTTATAAGAAAAGTTCAGTGATGTTCCGGCTGGCGTGATCGATCCATAACGCGGCACAACCGCATTGGTTCTGATAGCCACCAACTGCTTGATTGAACCATAGGCAATCAGGGTTGATGTGTTGTTGGTCAAATCCGTGTCTGACACATGGCGATGCACCTGATAATTCTGGCCATTGGCAAAATTGCCGGTCGAATTTTCAATATACAGGCGGCCAAGATCAGGATTGTAGTATTGGACTGTGCCAGAGAATGATGTGTTGACGGTCGATGGCGTCGCGTTGGTCGCCTTATAGAATGTATCGCCCGGCGTGATTGAAACCGATGTGTTTACATAGTTCAAGGACTGAAGCCAGAGATAATCGGTCTTCTCGTTGGTGAACTTTGCCGTGCCGCTATTCTGTGTGAACAGGGCGATGTTCATGTCGAATTTCAAAAATTCATCGGCAACCGATGTCCATGCCGACTGATTGCCCGAAATGAACAGATTGCCAGATGCAGGCAATGATGAAATCTGTACGCCTGATGCAATGTCGAGATCGCCCAACTTTCCTGAGAAAATTTGGTAGTCAGGATCATTGTTGTCAGGACAGACCACAAAGGCGTAATAGGTGTCGGTCGCCAAAAAGATTGGAGACTCGAAGGTGAATGTCGTCGCCACCGTGGCGTCATCCGACACATTGACCGACGAAGCTGGAAGATGGATGGTCGAGAATGGAATGATGCTTTGGGAAAATGGATAACCATCCTGCGTATTGCAGACATAAAGGGTCACGCCATTCGTGGTCTTATTCTTGAAATAGACATTGATCGATGTCAGGAACAAGCCTGCTTCATTGGCGGGCGTCTTGACCTGAAACGATTGAGCGACCGGATCAATGCTGACAACTTGGTGGGCGACGAAATCATAGGCGGTGACGACATTGCCCGGAATATGGACAACCGTATTGGCGTCATAGACAACATTATCAGCGATATTCTGAATATTGGTGACGGTTTGTGAGTTGGTGTCCGACAGCGCAGTCGTGCGAATTTCTGGATTGATCGTGGTCAATGTGACCGATTGTTTGGTGACGGATAAAGCCGAACCAACAAAGGTGGCAGAAGCAAGCGTGGTGATCGCATCAGCGCCAGTCGTGATGTCGGTCACATCGCAAAGTTCAAGAACGCGCTCTCCTACACGGAACTGCCCATCGGGAATGATGAATTGACCAAAGACAACGCCATCACTGCCGACCGTGATAGCCGATCCCCATGCGCCGCTGCGCGCTACATTGATCGTGCCGTCTGCATTGGTTGATGTGAATGAGGCAGGCGCACAATATGCGTCAACCAACACGCTGTCGAAGAACACATGGATAAGACGGCCGGGACGCATGTTCTTCGCGGCAAAGGTGACGACGCTTGAACGGATGTACGGCTGAAGCGAAATATCGGTGACAAAAGAGCCGAGATTATAATTGGTCGTTGATGAATCGACCACCAAACCAGTGCCACTGCGGCTATTGGTTGTTGTGGTGGTCGTTGTAATGGTTTGCGGCATTTAGTCTCCCGAGTCGGAATAAACTATGTCTGCACCGACATTGATTGTGTCATTTGGACCAATCATGCCAGCAACACGATCAGGCGGCCAACCGGCAAATGTTCCAACACGATCATCGCCGCCTTGCTGCGTAAGATCAATGGTCTGACGAACAATCGTGTCAGGGTCTTGAACAGTCTGCGTTCCGCCAGCAACATGGATTGTATCGACCGTGCCAGATGTGACAGAAGATGTGGTCTGTGTTGTGCGCCAATCGCCCCATTGCTGACCAAATGGACTATTGGCAAAATCATTCCATGCCTGCGTATTGTCGATAGTCACTTGAACCTGTGCATTATTTATTGTGTCGATATGATCATCATATGGCGGATACAGTTTGACTGTGCCATTCCATTTGTAGGCGACGGCTGCGGCGCTGCGGAATTTTGAGGCAAACGGCTGCTTGACATAGGTAATCGTTGTATATGGCAAGGTGATCAGGCGGCCGGTCTGTTGCACATTGGTTGATGAAGCATTGGAAAATGCCGTTTCAATGGTCTCAGAACGGAAGAACGGACGCGCCAGTGATTGCGCTTCATCGATGGCGATCTTGTATTCAGGGTTCGACACATCCGACAAGGAGTGATCATTGAATGGATTGACGAATATGCCATTCTTGAAGCGATTGAGACCGTTGGCGTCTGTCACCTGTAGATCGGTGGCTGACTTTTCCAACAAGGACAACGCCATGTAATATTCAAGATTGGTGATGCGCTTATCCAACAAGCCAACATCGCGTTCTGTGTAGTTGCGGTTGGTGATGATGGAAATGTCGGTGGTCGATGACAGGTCGCGCACCAATGACTTGGATGTGTTGTTGATGTCTGTCAGCGCCTGTGTTTCATCGGATGTCAGCGATGGATATGGCTTGATGTTCAACATCGCCACTTGCATGCCATCGGTTGGCGCTGGCGGATCAAGTGGATTTTCATTGGCAACGCCAGCCTTGACCTTCAAATCGCCTGTCGATGAAAAATAGAATATGTCATGGCGCGGCAGATAGAATTGAATATCCGCTTCAAATGGCTCGGATGGCGTCGGACCAGAGATACCCGATGCCGGCACTTGGAAGGTGCCCGTGCCGACAGGATTGGTCGCGCCAGCATTAGCCGTGACATAGGGACGGAAATCAATGACATCACGCAGATTGATCTTGAAACCATTGTCCGAAATATATAGTGGAATTTCGGATGTGGTGATTGCCGTGGTATTGGCTGTGTTGGCGTCATCGATTGGATAGCTGTCAACCGAGAAATAACCAACGCCATTCGTGGTGTTTTGTGAAAAATAATCGAGAACCACCAACAGATACGGCGTCGATGTCAGATCATAGCCGGGCTTTGGCGTCAATGATGCGTAGTCATAATGCGTGTCGCGCTGACCGCTATCAAAGGTGATAAATGGCGTGATGTCCTGATTGGTGGTCGAGAATGTCGATGCGCCCGCATAAACAGCGCGAATCTTGTGAACATCAGGCAGACCAAGATTCCATGGGCCATGTGGACCAGCCGCATTGTTGGAGATCAAAATCTGAACATTGGCGCTCTTGTTGATCTTTTTGGCGATTGGCTGTGAAATATTCGTGCGCAAAACATTGTAGTAGGCGCGAACAGCGGTAGCCGATGCCGGCAGAAGATTGGTCGTGACGGTAGCCGATGTGGTGTTGGTCACATTGATCGTTGCGCCATGTAACTGATCATCCAATGGGATGTTATAGCCGGCTGGCCATGTTTTTTGGAAATTCTGTCCTGTCGCATTGGCAGAAAATGCCGCGTCAACCAGCATTGCCGATGAATTGATGACTTGAGTCACCTGACGAATGTCAGAACCAACCTTGATCAGTTCACCAATGCCAAAGTCAACCGTAAAGGATGTGGTGCTACCCTGTACATAATTGTTGACAGAATAGATGTTGACTGTGCCTGATAGATTTGCGGATGATGCATTGGCTGCAAATGAAATGACAAAATCGGCTTCTTCCAATGTGTCGCCAAGCACGCCTGTTCCATATGGCCATTTATCCGTCGAACCCGGAACCGATGTTGGAATGGATAGGGTGATTGTGCCATCGGTTTGAATGGTGGCGTTCTGCGCCTTGCGCATGACATATTGTGAGTTAGTTCCATTGGCGGCGGTGCGGATGGTCTTCAATGCATTCTTACCGAATGACCATAGCATCTGACGCTGCGCCGATCCCCAAATGGTGGTCGATGTCAGGTCAGCATAGCCTTTTGGCGTGCCGTTATAGAACAATGCCTTGGCGTCGGTGGCAAAGCTCTTGCCGCTGTTCATTTGAATGTTGAACAGATAAATCGCATAGACTGCGTCTGGCGATCCCGGTCTGCCAGAGACCCATTCATAGCCGCGCACGGATGCCGTGCCAATCGCATTGCCGACTGCCGCGCCATTGGAGAAATTATGCAAGGAAATAGCGTTCTGTACCGTGTCATAAATCGTGACGGTGCCAATCGTGTCCATATCAAAGCCGCCGACAACCTGATTACACAGGACATAGTTGCCGAATGCCGTGGTGATTTGTTGAGCCGCCCCAAAGCCCACATCAACGCCGCGCTTGACATCGATCTTGGCGGTCTTCAAAAGCTCGACGCGATAGCCTTCGGCATAACCAATGCCCGGCGATACGCGAACCGTCATCATCTGATTGTTGGTGGAATTTTCAACCGTATCGACAGTGAATGGCTTGATGACAAAATTGCCGGATTTTTCAAAGGTGCGCTGCGCCAACTGGTCGCCAAGACGATCATATTGCGTCTCGTTTTCGATGATCAGCGCATTGAAATTGTAGACGGCGACCGGATGAAAATTATTGGTGTTGGCAATCGCGTTGGTGGATACCGCAATCAGATTGGCAGTCAGCTTCAAACGATCAGCGCCGGGCGCGTTCTGGTTTGAATAGCCAAGCGCATTGTCGAGCAATGATGTATCGGCGTCGGCGGTGATGATTTCTTCGGATGTCTGGAAGCCGACTGATGTATTGCCGGCGTCGATGGTGTAGGCGTTGATCACCAATGTCTGTGGATCAACTTTGATGAAGAAACCTTTTTGGAAAATGATGCCATCCGAAACATGCAGACCACGCGCCTTGCCGGTTGTCACGGTGGTCGAATTTGAGGCATAGGAATTGATTGTATAAATCACATCCAGCGTCGCATTGCCGGTCAATGGAGAATTGTAGAATGTCAGAGATTCATTGTTGGCGAAAGTGATTGCGCCATTATTGCCTGTATTGGTATACTGGACATACAATGTATTGGTGTTGGGATATTGACTGGTTGTGCCGACCTTGACGGTGATGATCTTGGCGGAAAGATTTGATGTGTTCGATGTGACAATTTTGCCAACAAGATTGGCGACATTGATGACCGTGCCATTGGCCAATGCGTCATTGATGCGGACAAAGGGTAGAGAAGGAATATCCTGAAGTGAGCAACCGTCAACCACCGTGCCGTCAACGAACACATGCTTGCCAAAACGCTCAATCTGATTTTGCAGAACCGTTTGCAGTTGCGTCAGTTCACGCGCCTGAACCGGAATCTGTGGCTTGAACAGAGTGCGATGAAAACGCTTGTCTTCATCGAAATCGTCCCAATATGGCGCGGTGTTAAAATTCGTATCGGTTCCCATGGCTTTCCTTAGAATGTGATCGTCAGTTTGACCACTTCGGTATCCGTGTTGCTACGGCTGATAGGCGACATATTGAGTAGGTAGAGGATTTCGCCGCTGTATGGATATAACGCGCCGAGATCATCAATTTCAAAAATATCGGAATTTACGCCCGTCAACGATCCATTGGCAAAATATTCATCAATAAACTCGGTGCTTGAAAATGTCTTGTCGCCGGTTAGCATCAAAAGCGAGTTATTGGAAAACACCACATGACCCGTTGCGCCTGTATCGCGCCCAATGACATAATTGCCCGGCGTGAATGTTCTTACCGGGGAAACCACCATTCGCGTCACTTGTGAGTAGGTGTTTCCGGTGAAAAATTCACTACTGTTATTGGCGCTCACTGGCGTTTTCAGGATGCCAACAGTCCTAAACTCACATTCGGTTGGTATCGTATCGCCCTCATTATTTATGAAGGAAGTGGTGATACACATGGTATTTGAGCCAAGTTCATCAAGCGGATTCCAGCCATGACCGAATGGCGGTGGAATGTATGCGATCAGATTTGCGCCACCGCCATACGAATTATTGCACTCAATGGTGATCGTGGCGCGCGTATAGGCCGCATTTCCTGTGTTGGCCATGAACACCTGTGAAATGACGCCATTCGATGTGCGGCAGATAGCAACTGCATTGTTGCCGTCGCCGCGAATTACAACTGTCGGATTGATTTCATAGGTCGTCTGAAGGGTGACGATATTGGCGATGTTGGCCGACAATAAGACCCAATTGCCAGACGAGTTTGAGGTTTGAGTGATGATCTTGCGGTGTTGTCCTTGCGCCGATCCATTGGTGATGTAAATGGTGCAATTATTATAGAAATTGCTTTCGGCGCGAGCATTGGTGTCAATCTGAATGAGATAGTTGTTGGTGGAGTTGACCGAACGAATGACGCCATTGGTCGAGGTAATGTAACCATTGCCGCCTGCAATGATGTCAATCACATCGATGCCCTGCGTGGCGGATTCCTGAACATCGGTGTTGGAAACAATCGGAATGAAATTGGTGCTGCCAAATGTCGTCATCGATGTAGAGTCGATGGTGAACATATATTTCCAGATATAGCCATCGGCTGTCTGAAAGGATGTGTTTTGCGCCAGCGTCGGCTTGCTGACCGAAACCGCGCCACGATTATTGAACAGGCATTTGTAGACATTATTGTCATCGGTGACGATGAAGAACTTTTTTGAGAATAATTGGGCGTCGGTATGATCATACTGCGCATAGACGGTGTTAGAAGTCCATGTGTTGCGATTGATCATGTAGGCGATGTTGTTAGCCTGAAGACGCTTGCCGAACAACATTTCCGACATCGGCAAGAAGAAGGCTTCCTGATAGGAATCGATCACGCCCGGTGGATTATTGTCGTCTGGCCATGGATAGGAGCGCGACGCAAACATGTAATAGGCGTCGTTGCTGGTCAGCGCCGCTTCAAACTCGACGGCAGGCAGGCTGGCAAATGGTGTTAGAATTGCCCCCATTTATGATACTCCTTCATCGACAATAGTCATTGTCTCGGTGGAGAAGTCATTGATCACCACCTTGCCGAACATTTCTGTGCCGGATTCATGCACCAATTTTTTGATGATTTGTGCATAGGTGGCAATGTCGAGACGCGATCTTATTTCATAGGAATAGTCCTGATAATAAAAACTGTCTTGGATATATTTATCGGCATTAAGGAAGCCTTTTGTCGATGTCCAGAAGCCGGCTTTCTGACCAACCGCGCTTTTCAACACGCGACCGTTGACGACAAAGTTTGTGTCAAGTCCGTTGATCGATGCAGTGATGACGCCGCCTGAACCCGTTGAAGTGACAATTGATGTCATCGGGACCGATCTATAACCACCGCCCGGATTGAGTGAGACTGTGACGATTGCGCCTGAGCCATCGGTGATGATTGTGCCTGACGCTGCTAATGATGGCGCGCCGCCTGTAAAGACAACCTGATCATTGTTGGCATAGCCGGTTCCTGCGACGGTGATGGCGACGCTCAAAACGCCTTGCTTGCCAAAAGTCAGAAATTCATTGTCATAATAGCCAAAGCCGCTGTCTTTCGCCACCATGGCCGAAATAATGCCTTCGCCAGCCTGTGTCGAACCCATGATATTGGCCAGATGGTAGGTTCCATCCGTGAGCATTTCGAGATCGTTTTCTGAATAATTCGCGGCGATCAAAGGAACACCACGATTGTATGGACCGCCAGATGACACCAGTGGGAAATCATCAAGCACCAGATGTGTGTCATCGACAACCTGCGTGACAATACGAATATCCGTGCCTGTCGTGCTGTTGGCCAGCAAAATATACACATTGCTGCCGCCAAAATCGCTGGTGAATGTTGTGCCGGTGCCGACCACATTGGCGGATGATGTGGTAAACGCAATGGTGCCGGCCAGATTGGCGGTCCAGACAATATCATCAACCGTCAATGATGGAATGGTCGTGTAGCCAAGTCCATTGTTGATGTTGCTCAGCGCCACGATACTGCCCATGGAAAGCGTCTGAACATTCATCAGGCTATCGAGCGAGTCATTCCAGATGGTGGAAAGAGTTGTGTTCCATATGGTGTAGAGCAATGAATAATCGAGTGTCAGCGTATACACCGATCCAATCGCCCCGACATGAAAATTCGCATTGACGCCATTCGCGCTGTTGCGTGTGATCAAACATGATGCGTTGGTCGTGTATAATGTCCCGCCATCTTCAATGGTGAAGACAATCGAACCTGCGCCAGCGCCGGTTTCTGTGACGCGACAAATGAGATTTTTACCGCTGCCACTGATTGGTTGTAAAATATCGCCAGCCTTGAAGGACTGTCCGCCCTGTAGAATATCGATGGATGTCACCGACCCAAGGATTTGCGGCGCATCGATGATGGAAATGCCAGTGATATTCGTGGAATCAATGATACGCTCATTGACAACAAACTGACCCGAAATAGATGAAATGAACAATTGGCAAATGATTTTGCCACCTGTCTTTTGAATAATGTATTCTTCGGCAACGGCTTCAGCGCCAGACACCGCGCCTTTAATGATCTTGCCCGGCAGGATTGTGTTTAGATCATTTTCGGTAATTTCCAGATAGGCGGGCTGTGACCATGTGCCATCCGATGGTTTGAGCATATCCACACGCGGCAGATAAATGCTGATTTCTTCATCATAGAGCAAACGAAACGCCAATGCGACGCCTTGTAGTGTGCCTTTGGCGCGGTACATGTCCAGAATATGCTTGATTAGGAAACGCTTATCGCCCTGTATCGAAGCCGGGATGGAATAAAGGTAGGTCTGGATGAAATGATCGAGGAATTGATCAAGCGTGGTATCGACATCGAGATATTTGAGAAGATTACGGCTGTCATCCAAGACATTCCCTTGGTCAGAAAGCCATGCATAATAGGCTTCCATGAAGGCAATGAACATTGGCCCATTTTGTCGATAAAACTCAGGGAACTGCGAAGCGACGAATGGGGTGATGGTATTCGCCACAAAAGTCATTAGGAACGCGCCTGTTCTATATCAACAGTCACATCGGTCTGATCGATGTTCAGAATCTGCGTCTGATTGGCGATAATGTCCTTGGAAAGCAGGCGCGCATAAAGATTGATATGACCCTCATAGGCATGAATGATCACACTGTTGATCAACACGGTTCCGGTCGTCATATTGACGGTGCCAACGCCAGAAGCCAGCAATAGACCGGCGCTGGTGACAATAGTCAGGCCGCCATCTGTGTCATCGACAATCTTTGCCGAATAGGTGTTTCCATCGGTGTGGATATAGGAAAACAAGTCGCTTTCAATGGCCGGACTATCGACCGTCGAAGTTTTCAGCGAATTGTTGAAAATGATGGTTTGAGTGAAAGAAAAATCAACAATCGGCGTCAGACGCTTGATCATTCTCACATCGGTATCGTTTGAGACAATCGATGTATCGGCGTTGTCAATGAGCGCCACCATCTTGGAATAGCGGAAATCCGCATTGAAATCATAAAGGAATGTCGTGTTGTAGTTATCAATGGCTGTGCGCGTCAATGTGGCGATGTCGGATGGCGTCTTTTGAGTCAGCGC